TGACTAATTAACTTTCACAGTTCAAGGACCAAAATTACTTATTAACACTGTTATTCCAATTGTTACCTCTAGATCATATTTTTGCTAAGATAGGATTTCCGAGGAGCCCTATACTAAACAAGTTGTTTTATCGAAGAAAGAAAACTAGAATGCAGATGCGAAGAGTGCAGTGTACTTTTCATAGACATATGGATAGTACTATAGCGTATGAATTTTATGATATTAAAGAACAAGTAGATTCGGTTATTCGATGTCCAACTGATTTTAAAACTAAGAAAGACCTGATGGCGAGTGTTTATGCGGAGATAAAATCGAAGTATTTGCTCGTCAATGGCACAGTTACAAAGAGAAAAGAAGCGTGTACTAAGTCCTTCTTTGAGTTTTATACACAGTTGTATACGAATAAGTCGCAGGTGCTGATAAGGCCGCCTACGACTCATGTTAACAGTTATCATGAGGATCAAGTTGTTCCGTCTGTCGCGTTTAAAGAGCTTATTAGAGAAGCGTCTTCAGACTTAATATTTAAACTAACGGGTATTCGAGAGGTTAGACCAGGCTCTTTGGCACATCGAGCTTATATGACCTATTCGTTTTATAGTTTAATTTATGAGAAATATCATACATGTATGGATTTTAGTGGAAATTATATTGGTGAAGGTTTTGATAGAGTAGTATATACTACGGGTAATATGTCACCTCAGAAACAGGTTATGCTGTTGAGAGAGTATGATGTAGATACTTGTTATGAAGGACCGCAATGGGCGAAAATTCAGAAATTGTTTCCTTCAGCTTACGAGCATATTCTAGATTTATTAGACCTTCGAAAACATTTTAATACGTTTGAGTTGCGTTATTCACCAAAAAAAGTATTCTTTTTTAATTGGAACACAGGAGGAGGTATAGTGCCTGCTATATCTGGAGAATTTGAGTATAATAGTGTTAAGTATAAAGTACATAATTCAGGAAAAAAATCAGTAATGTGGGAGCCTAATTTGAGGGCATTTCATTTTTTTATGATGATGATAGCTAAATATAATGAAGCTGATTATTATGACTTTGAGGTGATTAGACAAAAAAAAGAGTGGAAGAAGCTAATGGGAACACCGTTTGTAGAGAAGTTAATGAAACTAATTATGAGTATGAGAGAGTACTTTATTCCATCCATGTTTCATAGTTTTTTGGGTCATACGTTGTTGTGGTTTTTAAAATACATAATGACGGGTACATACATAGCAATAGGATTAAATTTTATGCACGGAGGTGCTTATAATGTTGCTAAGTTGTTAAATTATGACGTTAAGGGACAGAGGTATGGTAAAGGTGACATATATAAATTAGATAAACATGTACAACGCATATTTATGGATATGTATTGTGGCACAGGATATTTATGTTACAAAATGGATAATAAAACAGATCGAGCAAAAAATTATATTAGAACTTTATTTAAGTATTTTATGTACCATATAGTAGTTAAGATAGTACTTCACTTAGGCGGATTTTGGCGAATAGAAAAAGGAAAAGTTTATTCGGGAGGATTAGAAACATCATTATTGGATAGTTTCGCAAAACTTTTTTTATTTTGCCTTTTTTGTTCATATAATATATGGAAATATCCCCATGCTGCTGCTTACATTAAACAATGTATTTATCTCAGGCTGTTAGTGATGATTGTGTATGGAGACGATCATGCATGGACATGGCCGGTTACTTTACAAGCAATTTTTAATACAAAGGCGTATGCCTGGTTTTTAGATGAATTTTTTGATATGAAATTGCGAGAAGTAGAGGAATTTGATGATTTCTTGAGTGAGGTTGATGAGGTTACACAAGAGATAAAGAAGAGTGGTATAGTCTTCTTGAAAAGAAGATTTGTAGCGTGTACCATACCTGGTATGCCGCCTGTAGTAGCCCACAAAGAGACTCGAGAAATAATGACTAGTCTTTGTTTGAAAGAATTCGATTTAAATAGCGGAGAAGATGTTGATGTAATAGATATGTTATTGTCTTGTATAGGACAAGCTTATGATGCTCAGCTAAATAAAGTCGCTTATCAGGCTGTGAGAGATTTGTATGATTCATTATTGGCTCGATATTCAGTACCCAATATGGAACAACAAATTAAAGATTATCTTAAAAATCCAGCTAAGAGAATAAAAATTAGCAAAATTTTAAGGAGAACAGGTTTAACAGAAGCTAATATTCTTTCGTCTTTCCCAAGTTGGGAAGAGATTTTAGAACGTAGCAAGATAGATATGGATAGATGCAAATTTGGCCAACGAGCGGCTGTTAATCCTTTTGAATGTTTGAAGATGGAGGAACCCTTTAC